CTAGCCACCCCAGGCGAAGCGGGACCAGTCCAAAGACTCTTCCACAGGAGCAGAAGGCTCACCAGCAGGACCACCAGCAGGATCAGCGCCAGCACGGGACCAGTCTAACCGAGCCAAGCGCTCGCGAAGGACCTCATGGGGAGAGCGACCCTGCTTATACGCCGCCGCCAAGTCGGCCATGGTGAGCCAAGGAAGGCCGTCAGTAGCCCGAGGCATATCCCGCCGGCCACGGACCTTAGAGGCATCCCAGGAGAGCCCCATGCGGTCAAAGATAGCCCTCTTCTTGGGGTCAAGCTCACGCTGAAGGCGGACTATGGGAGGCTCAAAGATAGCATAAGTGTCGTAACAGGATGCGGCTAAGGGGTCAAGGATGACGACGCTATTGCGAGCCATGCCCTCCCAAATGCCTTTAGCCTGCCTTTGCATCACGCCCAAAGACTCATCCATGATAGCGGTATAGCGGAGAATCTTCCGACCCTTAGCCCGAGGAGCTAAGAGCAAACGCAACCAGAAGGGGGCAGGGCGGGCCCAGTAGACGAAGGCCACCAGCTCACGGACTATAGCGTCCACCGAGCCATACCGCTGAGTGGCCAAGTAGACATCCACGCCCACCTTCCGATGCTGAGACCAAAAGGCAATGACCTCCACGGGAATCAGGTCAAACAGACGGGAGGGAAGCCACATATGGGCCTCATCAAAGAGAAGAACGCCATCATGGACGTTGAGAAGGTCAGAATAGTCCCGGATCTCGTGAATCAAGTCAGTACGCAACACCGCTTCCCTATGGTCCAAACCGCTCCGCTTACGCAACCACCAATAGACATTCTCCCGAATGAAGCCGAAGTTAGCGTAGACACGCCTCCCCTCACGGAGAGACTGAAGGCCCTTAAGGACCAAGGCATAACTCTTGCCAGAACCAGGAATGCCCACGAAAGCTTCTATCACCGGCCACCCCGAATGAAAGTCACCACACGCCAAAGGGCCATAACGCCGTAGAAGGTGAACCACATACCCCCCAGGGCCAGAGCCTCAGAAATGGGAAAGATGCGGTTAGCGATATTGTAGGCCGGAATGACGTAGGTCTGAGCGAAGCCCTGGAACTCAGGGGGAATGGGAGGCAGAAGGGAGGCCAAAGCAATGAGGAGGACTATAGGCAACTCCACCACGTGCCCGAGGAACCAGAAGGAAGCACTGAGTAGCCACGTGATGATATCCACAAAGGCATTCCAGAGCCACACCAGCAGGTACTCAATCAAGCGGAGCACCCACGTGGCAACCGCCACAATGGTAGACACCAGCCAACTAAAGAAGTTGGCCACCGTAGCGGCCAGCCACTGCAGAAGGTCAAGCAAGCCAGAAACTATGGCACCCATGACCCACCTCCTCTTCCCTCGGGCGCCCCGCCCAGGACCAGGGTAGTGGGGGGCGGCACCCCGTCAAGGGTGCTAACGCACCCCTCCGGGGCGGCCCTCTCGCATGTCCAAACCCCGTCCTCGTGCCTCCGGTAAACGTGCGGGATGGGATGGGCCGCCCCTCCGGGGCTAACGCCCTTGACGGGGCCCCGCCGCCCCCGAACCAAGAGGCACTTGGGCGGGGCGCCCGAAGAATCGCCCTCGTGAAGGGATTCTCTAACTTTGGACATCCAGGCCACGCCGTATAACCGCATAGGTAAACCCCAAAAGCAGAAGGCCCAGCCAGACCGGACGGAACCCTTCCATAAACTGGAAGACGGGGGTATCGCACGGATTGACCAAAGCCGACTGGCCGGCTATCTCAAAGGTAAAGACGCACTGAGCAGAACCGGTAGAAACGGCCCTACTTTGAGCGATGACCAAGATACCAAAAGGAAACTTTTCCCTGAGAACATTCTGCAACTCCCTGTAGCGCTGAGCTACCCGGTCTTGAACGTTCCTCTTCCAGGACTCAGCCACGTTGTCCCAATCCTGGAGACGAGGCAAGTCCTTCTTCTCCGGTATCTCCACCTCGGGTAGCTCCACAGGATCAGGACGTACAGGCGGAGGACCGCCAGGCCACTCAGCGTCATCAGGCTTCTCCTCAGGCGGAGTATCCGGATGACTCTGGGGGTCCCGGGGGTCAGTACCCTTTCTAATCTCCTCATCGTCAGAATAGCCATCCCCATCGGTATCTACGCCAGTAGCAGGACCTCTACGCTCAGGACGGGAGTTAGGGTCATACGGGTTAGTACCTAACTGAACTTCTTCTAAGTTAGTCCAACCATCCCCATCCGCATCTCCGTAAGGGTCAGGGTGCACCTGAGGGTTATTGATGACATCCGGCCACGGCACGCCCCGCCTATTCGCTTCGTACCACTCTATAGAGTCAGGCCATCCATCCCCATCGGTATCAATATCGGGGCGAGTAAAGGGGTTATCGGTCCACTGATTCGGGTTTGGCACGGGTTGCAACTCCACCCCAGGGTATGGGGACCGGGGCGAGCCTATTGGAGTAGCGTCCACATAGGTAATCACCGCCTGACGAACACCCTGAGCGGCGTCAGGGTGTCGTTGAATCCATTCACTCAAAGGCGGACGACCCTCAAACGCACCCGGGCAGTTGGATTCAACCCACTGCCTGAAGAGCGGCCACACCTCACGGGTAGCCTGAGCATAAGCCTGAGCCGGCGGAAGGGGAGGGGACAGCGAGCGACCGCCTAGGTGGGCCACGCTATAACCCTGAATAGTGTAGACATATTGTAAGAATGCGCAGGGTCCCCATACACTTGGACGACAGGGTAAACCCGCATATGCGCACCGCACTTTGCCCCAATAGCCTCAGCTATTTGCAACGCATTAGACGGCGCCCCGCCACCCCTCCACTCCGGGTCAGGAACGCCCGGCCATCTGACCCACTGGTCCAACGAAGTACCGGTTTCACGCCGCAAATAGTTATAGAAATAGTCCAATCCCGCCGCTATAAGCGCAGACCCCAACAAGATAGTACCGCCCCAACGCACGTATCGGCCTATAGCCGCTTGCCTAGCGAACCGAGCGTTAGACCAGGCTATAACCTCATCCAGCGTACTCCCCTGAACCGCCCCCTTGACGGCATCCTTGAAGTGCGACTGAGCAAGAACGGGTCCCCCCGCCCCTACGAGAGCAAGGACTAGGAGCAGGAGGACCCGAACCATAGGCTTACCCCTTCAAGAACCTTTTGGCGTAGCGCCACGCAGCAGAAACACCGATGGTGACCGCAAGCACGCCAACGCCGGCCGCAACGATAGCCCCGATGTACTGGAGGACCTGGCTTGCAATGTTGCCGGGGTCAAAGTTCACCTGAGCGAACGCAAGGCCAAGCGCCAGGGTCCCAACCGACAGAGTCTGAAGGACCTTACGCACCTCACTCACCTCCTTTCCGGACCTTCACGGGGCTCGTGCCCCGATTGTCCCTAGAGACGCCGAAGCAGGTTACGGAGAAACGAGGCAACAAGACCAGCCCCGAGTCCCCACCAGAAGGCCGCAAAAACGTCCCGAACATCCATGCGAGGAACCTAGTGAAGTCCGCCGGCCACATGGCTAGAAGTTGCTGTAAAGGCGATGCATGTACTTCCAGGCCGCCAGGATGGAGTAGGGTACAACGGTCCACCCGAGAACCCAAACGAACCAAACATGGGGCTCCATCACCAATCACCCCCGAGGAGCAAGCCGCCTATCAAGCCGAGGGCAAAAGCAAGGACCTTGAAGACCTCATGCAGATAGGCGAGGTCAATCACGACTTCACCTCCTTCCGGCCAGGAACCAGCTCAGCGATAAACTCAGCCGCCACCACCACCTGGCGGACCTCATTAGCCCGGCCACCGAAACCAGTAGCCACATGGATATCCACCTCCAAGCGGTACAAGCCCGGCAAGACCTTGAAGGAGTCCAAAACCTCCGGAACCGCCTCAATCTCCGCTGCCGACAGACCCCGGTAGTTAGGGTTGCGAGGAGTAGACGCAACCACAACACGACCGGCCTTGCTACCATCCTTCCGAGTGAACTCACCAACACCCAACACCAGTACTTGCCTCATGCCGGTACACCTCCAAACCGGTAAGCGTCAGGCATCAAACCAAACTTAGCCATCTTCTTAGCCTCCATTTGCCTGTAAACCACAGCCCCATCCTCAAACCCTAGGCGCCGGAAGAACGCCTGCCAGACCCGCTCAAAGGACACAGTTACACCCGCCACAACCTTAGCGGTCATGAAGGCCCCAAGAGCTTGACGAGCCAAAGCCACGACATCCACAGCACCGAGCCTCTTCTCTCTCACTACAGGAGTCCCACCTCCTTCACAAAACGCCTCTTGAACCAGGACCCAAAGAGGGTCCACGGGAGCATCACGCATGCGGCTATAACCATGCTCACGAGCACGCAAAACCAGCCAATGCCGAGTCAAATAGGCCCAGATGGAGGGCACAGCCCAAAGGAACGTGTCCCAATCCCTGACATCACTCCCGTCCCCAGGCACCACCATCTCAGACAAGGCTTCGGGCATCAGCTGGAACTCCACACGCACCACATGCCCGGTAATAGGGCCGTGATGCTCTTCATACGCCCGGAGCAGTATGGCGCTGAGAGGCTTACTCTTGGCCTCAAGAGTCTTGGAGTACACCCGAGCCAT